TCAACTAATACAGCGCATGTTCAAGCCTTCCCCGATTCCCCCCGCGATTCTAGGGGCGCAGTCTTAGTCAGAGCCTGCACAAGCCCTAGCAAAGCAGTAAAGCAATCAAGCAGAGCAAGCAGAGCGGGCAGTGCGCTCGCATTGTAAGTAGAGGAGTGTTCTGCTGGGTCGTCTGACCCCAGGGTTTTAAATATGCGTGTGTGTATGTGTATGTGTATGCAGTCACATAACTTTGATAGGGGTCGTCATGTGCCCGCTGACCAGCACTTTTAGCCCTTAGGCGACAAAGTGATGGGCATTACAAAAAATAATTGTAAAATAAATGTCCAATAAGTGTCCTTCGGACACCTAATACATAGTGTAGGGCTTTACAGTTTACGCCCTACCACTTAGTGCTTAAGGGAGCCTAAGGCTCCCCCCTATAATAAGCCCTAACCTTCGGCTTTCGCCTTGGGGCTACAGCCTACGGTTAGGAAAGGAAAAGCGCGATTCTAACATAAAGCGGAATCGCCACTGTGCCTATGGAAAGAAAAAGAGTTACTGCCTCTACTGCAAAAGCAGATGCTATTAAAAAGCAAGTTATTGAATTTTTGATGGAAGGTATGTCAGTCCAGAAGGCTATGGACTCAGTAGGTCGGTCAGTCAAGACCTATGAATACTACCGAAAGACTGACCCTACCTTTGCCACCCAAATAGACAAAGTTCGGTCAATGACCCAACGAGGAGAACTCCAAACTGGGGTTATACCTCTGCCTCCGTTCCCTGAGTTTTCTGCCAAGTATTTAGGGGTAGATGTCTTTACCCACCAAAAGCATTGGATAGATTTGCTGGAGGGTCAAGCCCCCTCCGATGTTCACCCCTCAATCATATATGAGCCTGGTGACCCTGATTTAATTATTATCAATACCCCGCCTGAGCATGCTAAGTCTACGACTATTACAGTTAACTATGCTTTATACCAAATTTGCCGTAACCCAAACATCCGTATCTTGGTTGTATCCAAGACACAGGCTATGGCACAAAAGTTCCTGCTCTCCATAAAGAACAGACTCACCCATCCTCGTTATCAGGACTTACACCTCGCCTTTGGACCTCCAGGCGGATTTGAAAAGAACTCTGATTCGTGGAAGCAGGACCTCATTTACCTCTCATCCGAGGCTCGTAACTCTGGTGAGAAAGACCCAACTGTTCAAGCCATTGGTATTCGTGGTCATATCTACGGTGCCCGTGCTGACTTAATTATCATGGATGACTGTGTTGACCATACCAACGCCCATGAATATGAAAAACAGATTGACTGGATTCAATCAGAAGTTATGTCGCGTATTGATAACGATGGCGGAAAACTTCTTGTAGTCGGAACCCGATTACGACCAAAAGACCTTTACTCTGAACTGCGTGACCCTATGCGCTATCCAGATGAAACATCCCCATGGACTTACTTTGCCCAGCCCGCTGTCTTAGAATTTAAAGACGAAGCCAACGACTGGGTAACTCTCTGGGCTAAGACCAATATGCCACCAGTATCAGGCAGAGGTATCCCAGATGAGAACGGACTTTATACCAAATGGGATGGTGAGGCTCTCCACAAAAAACGTGGGCGAATGTCACCTAACCTCTGGGCAATGGTTTACCAACAACAACAGGTCCACGAAGATTCAGCCTTTCCATCTGATGCCGTCAAAGGTGTTATCAATGGTGCACGCAATATCGGAACTATCCCAAAGAACAAAGCGGGTAACCGACTTGGTGGTATGGATGGACTGATTGTAGTTGCTGGACTTGACCCAGCCATGGCAGGTTATACCGCTGCCGTTTGTATAGGCGTAGATATTGCTACGCAAAAAAGATATTTACTTGATGTGTCCAATGTGCAAGGCATGAAGCCCGACATGATTCGTGACTTGATGAAAGACTGGACTGACAAGTATTCAGTTTCTGAGTGGCGTGTAGAGAAAAATGCATTTCAAGCAATGTTGACTCAGGACCGCGAGGTGCGGGAATACCTATCTGCAAGGGGTGCAACACTCAAAGAACACCATACTGGAAACAATAAATGGGATACGGACTTCGGTGTTGCATCCCTTACTACATTGTTTTATGGATGGGAAGATAAGACCGCACAGATTGAATTTCCTTCAACCCACATGTCAGAAGGACTTAAGGCTTTAATTGAGCAACTGGTTACTTGGTATCCAGATGCTGCTAAATCTCAAAAGACAGACTGCGTGATGGCGTTTTGGTTTGCAGAACTTGCATGCCGTGACCGTATTGCTAATGCAAATTATCACAATCGTTCACATGCTGCGCCAAATATGTTCCATACAAGATACGACAAATCCCGTCAGATAAATGTTGATTTATCCGACTACGCTCACAATTAAGATAGGAGGTGGATATGCCACTTTCCATAGATGAAATCAAGAATACCTATGACCGCTATCGTAAGTCATTTGATGACCGCGACCAGAGGATGAGCCAGGTATTACTTGTTCGCCAAGGAAAGATGCGCGATGTCTACCCAGACCTTTTCCCCGATGGTCCATTTGAAAATCCTATCGTGGCAAACATGGTTGATATTGCAGCCCGTGACTTAGCAGAAGTTATTGCTCCACTGCCATCATTTAGTTGCACATCAACTTCTATGGTGTCAGAGGATAAGCGCAAGAAGGCTGATAAGCGTGGCGAAATTGTTAACGGTATTGTTAACTTCTCAGACCTTCAATCACAGATGTTTACCGCTGCTGACCGTTATGTAACTTACGGATTTGTTTCAGCACAGGTTGAAATTGATGTTGATGAGAACATGCCTCGTATTAAGTTTTTTGATTCTATTGGTTCATACCCAGTCATTGACCGCTATGGTCGTGTAACTTGCTTCTTCCAACGCATGCTTAAGCCAACCGAAGAACTAATGGCTAAGTATCCAGAGATAGCACACCTTATCTACGACAAAAACACTTCATCATCTATGTCGGAAATTATCCGCTACCATGATAAAGACCAAGATTTAATCTTTATGCCCAACCGTAACAACCTAGTTTTAGACCGCGCCCAAAATCTAATGGGTGAGGTAATGATTAGAGTGGTTCAGCGCCCATCTATTGACGACCAATCACGCGGTCAGTTTGATGATGTTCTGGCAATCCAGGTAGCAAAAGCACGTTATGCGTTGCTTGCGCTAGAGGCTGCAACCAAATCCGTTCAGGCACCGATTGCAATGCCTCAAGATGCAAATGAGTTAGCCCTTGGACCTGATGCAATTATGCGTTCCTCAAAGCCTAACGAAATTCGTAGAGTTCCGCTTGACCTACCTGCTAATGTGTTCGCACAGTCACAAATTCTTGAAAGCGAACTCCGTCTAGGTTCTCGTTTTCCAGAAGCAAGAACTGGTAACTCAGACGCTTCAATCATTACAGGTCAAGGTGTTAAAGCCCTTATGGGTGGTTTTGATACACAAATCAAGACAGCACACTCTATGTTCGCTCGCGCTTTCACAGAATTACTAGCACTCTGTCTTAAGGTAGACGAAAAGATATTCGCCAACCAAGAGAAAGAACTCCGTGGTGTCTATAATGGAACACCTTACGATATTAAATACAAGCCATCCCGCGATATTGCAGGAGATTACACAGTAGATGTGCAATATGGTTTGATGGCAGGGCTAGACCCTAACCGCGCTTTGGTCTTTGGACTACAAGCCCGTGGTGATAAGTTGATTTCACGCGACTTTTTACGCCGACAAATGCCTTTTTCCTTCAACGCAACCTCAGAAGAACAAAAGGTTGAAACAGAAGAACTCCGCGATGCTATGAAACAAGCAATCGCTTCCTATGCACAAGCAATTCCAGCCCTTGCAAGCCAAGGTCAGGACCCATCAGACATCTTACGCAAACTTTCTTATGTAATCAGCGAGCGCCAAAAAGGAACAGCAATAGAAATTGCTATTCAAAAAGCGTTCCAACCAGAGGTTCCCGCCCCTGCTGCTGCCCCTGCATCTGTAAGTCCTACGTCAGGCATGCCAGGTGAGGCTCCAGCAGGTGGCGCGGGTGAATTGCCAATGGGTATGTCAGAAACTGGTCGCATGCAGGGCGTTGCCCCTGGTCAACTTGCTCCAGGTGGTCGCCCCGATGTTCAATCGCTACTTGCATCTCTCGGTGCTCGTGGTGACGCAAACTTACAAGCAACAGTCGCACGGCGACTACCTATCTAAGGGGAGGAGGTAAACCATGGCAAACACAAGCACAGCAAAAATGCCTAACAATCAACCTGGAAAGGGCAGCAAGCCTGCAAATCAGGGTGGTGCAGGTAAGGCAAATGTTCAAAAGCCTACAATCAATGGTATGCCAAAGGCTTCAAAGCCTGGCGCATCTGTAACAATGCTAACAAAGCAACCTAGCGGAACTCGCGGAAGCAAGTAGTTATTAAACCTGAGCATGTTTTTAAACTGCTCACTACATTAACGCTCTTATAGCGAAGGAATAACATGGCAGAAGAAGCAAGCAAGAACTTTGGAGTATCCGCTACAGGCGGTGCAGGTTCAGCAGGACAACCAGCGCAATATATGGCTGGTGGCGCATACGGTGAAGGTCAAGAAAACATGGAACTTCAAACTGCAGCCAAAATGAATAAGTCAGGTGTATCGCTCCCTCAGGGTCGTAGCGGTGGAGCACCTACTATGAGTGCAGGTGGAGCACCTACACCTCTTACAGCACCAACAGAGCGCCCAGATGAGCCAGTATCAACTGGAGCAGCCTATGGTCCTGGTGGTGGACCAGAAATGCTTGCATCTACAGGGATGCTAGAAGCACAGAACAACGAAGATATACAAAAACTTAAGGCTTTCCTACCAATTTACGCACGACATGCTGAATCTCCAGAAGCAACTAATGCATCTCGTAACTTTTACCGCTGGTTGAGTTCTCAATAATGGCATGGACCGACAATTTAGGTAAAATTGCAAAAGGTGTTGTTGACTACACTGGTATTCCAGGACTTGTCCACGATATGTCAAACATGCTGTCCAATGAGGACCCTTGGTATGTTGATGCAACTAACCTTGTTAAGGATGTAGCAAAGGTTGGAACAACTCCAGTCCGTGCTGCAGTTAAAGGTCTGCTTTATACAGGGCAAAAGTCCTATGAAGCGGGCGGAGTTGTCCGTGAAAAAATGGAACAAACCCTTCTTGACACACCTTTAATGTATAACAAATATAAGAACGATGGCGAAACTTTTGACGCTTATCGCCAACGCATTGCTGCAATACCTAAAGAAGATATTACATTAGGTCAAGCAACACTTGCTTTGTTATCTCCTGGTAAAAATGCTGCTGAACGTAGCGGTTGGTTTGCAGATGCTCTTGATAATAACCTTAAGTTTATGTCAGCAGGCTTTGACATCTTTGACCCAAAGGACCGTGAGGCTGCTTTTAAAGAACAAGCAGCAGGAAAGTTTATTTCTGGAACAGAAGATTTAATTGCATCTACTATAATTGACCCATTAACTTTTACTGGTTTCTTGGGTAAGGGTGCAGTTATTGCATCAAAAGGTTTAATGGCAGACCAGATTACAGGCAAGTTATCTCGCGCTGTATTTAGTAAAGTTGCTATGACCAATGAGAAGATGGATAACCTTCTTACTCGTGCCATGAATGGCGAAGGTCAGGCTGTTAAAGATGTTGAGTTCCTTGCTGCTACAGATGCTAAAGGTCAATATGGATACTGGGCAAAGAAGAAAGTAACTAACCCTGATTCTTTGGCTTATATGTTTGGTCGCGCCAATACTAAGGAAGAAGTAATTGATACCTTCCGTGCTGTAATGCTTAAGGATACTCAGGCGCTATCTCGTATTGCTGAGAAAGATTCAGAAGTTGCAATGATGGTAGATAACTTAAGTGATATGCCACACCCACAACGTCAATTATTAGATGGAAAACTTGAGGGCGATGTTCTTGTTAGCCCTGAATATAACAACTCCATTGGTAAATACATTGAAGATATGCAAACATCTGACCCTGCATGGGCAGAAGCATGGAACAAGGTTGCTACTGGTCGCCCATTCCGTTATGGTTTTGAAAAAGAATTTGTGCAAAAGGGTCGCTTTGGTGCTGTTAATACAGCCAAACGTGCTGAGGCGAGAACATTTGCTGAGGCAGAATCCGTAGGATTTCTAAAGACATCGCTACACCCAATGGTTAGAATTGGTCATTTCTTTAAAGAAGATGTGCCAAGTGGTGTATTCAGTGTTAACGATGGTAACTCATACATGGAGTTTAATACTTTTCTTCGTCAAACAAATGACTTATCTGGTGGTAAATTCCGTGAACAATCAAAGGAATTAGCAGATAAATACCTTGCTGCTATTACACCTAATGACCGTCTTGATATAATCAAAGACGCAGAACGCTCTGCAATTAAAACTTTATTTCCTAAGTATGACCAAGAAACGCTTGACAAGATTTACAAGATTTACGATGGTCGCCGTGCTGCATTAATTGCACGCCATAATAATCAAGGCTTTCTTGGATTCTTTGACAATGGTAAATTTATTAATATGAAGTCACCATTGCTTGAACGTCAAGGCGCAAACACTGTAGTTATTGCAGACCTTGCTCGTTTAAAGCAAGGCGTTGATGCACATGAGCGTGTATTGCCTACCCTTCTTCAAGGTATTGATGTTGATAACCTTGCTGTCCGTAGCCAGAAAACAATGACTGCTCTTGATACTATTAACGACATCTTTAAAACTTCTGTCTTAATGCGCTTTGGTTACACAGTTCGTAACCTTACTGAAGCCCAACTATCTATGATGGCAAAGGGCTTTGCGCTACCAGGCATGGTTGCTGCTAATGGTAAAGATGGCGTTGCTCGTTTCTTTAACAACCGCAAGGTTGGCGCTAATCGTTTAGCAGACCAAATAAACATAATGCTTGGTCGTGCTGATGATTACAATGTGATGCAACATGAAGTTGCTTCACAGATGGACATGATTCGTTCTGTTGATAAAGCACGCAAAGACTTATCAAAGGCTATTGCGGTTCGCCTTAAAGAACTTGAAAAGGAAACCTTTAAACTTCGTTTAACTGGTGATACTGGTCCTCTTAACATTGATGATGAAATAAAATTGCTTAGAGGAGCACAGGCTGAACTTGATGCTGTAACTGTTTACCATGGTTCTGCTGAAAGAAACCTTCAATTAGATAAGACCCGTGCTCTTGCAGCATCTACATCTAAGGGTGTTGCTAGTAACTACACTGGTCAAGGCACTATCCATAGCGTTGAACAATACATTGAAACACCATCAGGTCGTGCTGGTCGCCTTGGTCAAAAGCCAGAACTTGCACCAGGTGAAACAATAGGAACTCCTGGCGTTGTTGAACAAATGCCACTTGAAGAATTTAAAGAAGTTAAAGATTATGTTCGTGGTTTTTATTCTGAAACACAACAAGATTTGCGTGACCCAAATCGTTGGGCTTCATACGGAAAAATTAAAAAAGCAGAAATTCCAAAACTTCTTCAACGCGCAATTCAACGCAGTGTTATTAGAGAAAATACAGTTGTATACAGAGGAACAACTAACCCAGATATTCTTAATGCCAAACTTGGTGATATTGTAACTGAAAAAGGTTTTGTATCAACTTCAAAAGAATATAGAGTTGCAGAAGGTTTCGCTGCAAACGCAAAAATAGATAGCACTATTGTAAGAATACAATTACCAAAAGGTGCAAATGGATTAGACATTATTGCATCGTATAAAGATTTTTCTAAACTAGACTCAGAACTTATTGGTGATGCAAAAATTGCATCTAAAATAAAAATAGCAGAAATTTCTGGCGAAAAAGAAGTTTTGCTTCCAGCGGGAACTAAATTTGAAGTTGTTAATGTAATTGAAGGTCAACCAGCAACTGGTGATTTTCCTGAAATTAAACCTGTTTTTACTTTAAGAGCCATTGTAGAAAAACCTAAACTACCATCGCCTAAGCGTGCTGCAACCATTGAAGAAGCAGTAGTTCAACTACGCACAGATATGATTGCTGCTAAGAACGCTGGCAAAAAAGTTGAGATAAAGCGTGGTAGCACTTGGCGTGAAGTTGAAGCCATTGGTTACAACGATTTAACTGTTGCCATGGAAGAAGGCTCTACCAGTATTCCATTTGCCGAAGCAGGCATGGAGCGTGCAGTATTCCGTGTGGGCGAAGGTGTCGGCAAGGTTAAAGCATATAAGATTTATGGCAAGCCATTAGATTTAATTAACTGGTCTAGCACTGCTGAATCTGGAGTCAGACTTACTAAAGCAAAAGAAACATTTACTGCTATGCCAGAGGGTGTTCGTGCTTTGTTTGACAATAAAATTTCTGTCTATCGCACTTGGGTTAAGAACAAAGGCTGGGCTAATCCAGATGACCCAATCTTTGATTACATGCGTGAAAATGGATATGGCTACGCCAGGGTTCCAGATGACAAGAGGGCTGGACATTTAACTCATGTTGCCCTGCCAGAAAGCATTAACGAGCGTGGTCGCACAGGTGTAATCAATCGTTATCTCAAAGAAACTCCAGCCGATGCTGGCGTTTTCCCAGAAGATAGATTGCTTAATACACCAGCCGAACGCCGTAACGCACTTAAAATGTTTAACCGCAAAGCACGCCTACAAAAGGAAGAATACGCAGTATCTCCTTACTATGGCACAGACAATATCCATGCCATGATTAACAATGGTGTTGAAGATGCTGCTGCTAAGTTGTCAAATGATTATGCCATGGCACATGCACACCTTGATGATTTAATGCAACGTGCTGGTGCAACTGTTTCTCGTGCTGAGTCAACTTCTGTTAAGCAACGCCTTGGTTTTGGTAAAACAAAACAAGAAATCAATGGTCACTCATACGAACTACCTAAAGTATTTGAAGAAGCATCATGGTTCATGGGTCGCACATCTGCTGAACAAACTTGGAACGCATTAGTTTCCTCACAGGAAATGGCGTTTACTGCAGGCATTGGTTCACGCACTATTCGCACCATTCAACCTACAGACCCTAAGTATTTTGAGGGCTGGGCTAACATCTTGAACATGCATTGGCGCGACCCTGAAACTGGAATCATGGACCCAGTGGTTCGTAAAATTCTTGACAATGAAAATGACAAAAAGATTTTGCAATGGTTCCATACTCAAGATGGTTCACGATATGCAAAGGAAGCCTACACAATGGTAGGTGAAGGCAAGGGTCCAACTAAATTAATGGGTGGAGAACTTGACGAACACTTGATGGGTAAATTAGCAGAAACTCGTGCTGCTGTTAAAGCCTACATTCCAGATAATGAAACAGCGTTAATGCTTAGTGCAGCCAAAGAAACTGAAAAGCCACTATCTGGTGGAGAAGTTCAACAATTTTTATTAGAACGCTTTGGTAAGAATCCAGAGAAGTTACAGCCACTTAATGGTTTGTTGGTTACTTCATCTAAAGAATATAAAGACCAAGAGCGTTTGATTGATACCATTAACCGCCGCGTCATGCGTTTCTTAGGCTCAATGCCAGAAGATGTATTTGCTCGCCATCCATTGGTATCAGCAATCTATGAAAAAGAATTACGCCTTAATCTTGCAGCAATGTCAGATGCTAAAGGTATAACTTCTAAGACTGATGGACTTACTCCAAATGAAATTAACCGAGCAATAGCACAGGCTCGTGAAACAGCACGCACCGATGTTGAGCGCACATTGTTTACCATTGTTCGCAGAACTGGTGCTTCTTCTAGCCAGACTATGAAGTTGCTATTCCCATTCTTTGCTGCGTATGAGAATACGTTAAAGCGTTGGGGCGGTATGGCTGCGGATAATCCATCCATAGTATCAACCGCTGCTCGCACCATTGCACAAGTTGTTAATGGTCAAATGGTTGTTGACCGTGACGGTAACCAAATTACCGATGCAACTAAATTACAAGGCGAGAATCAAACAGCAAATCTTTTGGTTCAAGTGCCAGAATCTTTTATCAAGGCACTACCTAAGTCTTGGCAAAGTGTTGTTGAAAACTCATTTAAAAATGTTAGCATCTCACTATCTAGCCTTGATGTTATTACGCAAGGTAACCCTGGTAACCCAGGCTTTGGTCCATACGCTACGCTCCCTGCGTATCTTATTCTTAAGCAACGCCCTGAGTTAGAAAATGCTTTACAACCTTTCTTCCCAGTAGGTATGCCACAATCTGCAACAGACATCTTTACACCTAGCGTGCTTCGCCGTCTTAATACAGTATGGCAAAAAGATGAGTTGTATGTTCGCTCATACAATCAAATGCTTCGTTACGAAACATACAGATATAATCAGGGCTTAAGACAGGATGCACCACTGCCAAGTGAAATTGAAAACAAGACAAACAAGTTCTTCTTCCTTCGTGCTTTGACATCTATCTCAGCCCCATTTGCTATTGCACCTGAGGTTGACTTCTATGCTCAGACCTTCCGCAACTTGCAAGCCAAGTATGCCAATTATGTAGACCCAACTACAGGTAAGCGCGAGCCTGGCATGGCAGAAGCAGAGTTCCTTAAACAATATCCAGATTTCTTTGAAGCAACTGTAAGTCTTTCAAAGAATGAAGGTGGACTAGAACCAAGTGTTCAAACAGTTCGCAACCTTCGTAAATATAGCAACTTGATGGCGTTAGCCGATGGTAAGGGTGACCCTGAACTAATGGGATTCTTGGCTAACGATGGCGATGGTCAATATACATTTAGTCAGGCTGCATACCAATGGCAATACAGGCATGGTGCTACACCAGGTGCTGGTAGTGCTTACCGTAAAAACAGAACTCCTGGCGATTTGCAAAAAGAAGCAAACATTAAACGTGGTTGGACTGAATTTCAGAATTTACAAAAACAAATTACTGCTTACAAAATTCAGAACGGCATAGAGTCTGACAGCGACCCACAAATGGAAGCCATCAAGGGCGCTAAATCATTATGGGTTCAAGCCATGGGTCAAAACAACATTGACTGGTATTCAGAATATGTATCTCCAGACCGCGCTAAATATGAACGCCGTGCTCAAATTTTAACAGTTGCTGCTAAAGATAAACAATGGATGACACAAAATGGTGACAGACCAGTTGTAAAAAATATGGTAATGTATCTTGAAACTCGTCAGCAAATTGCTAAGATGCTCAAGGAAAGAGATGCAGCAGGTGGTTCACGCTCTCTTGATGCTAACTCTAACGCAGATATTGCTTATGCCTTTGATTTGTTTAGAACAAATTTAATGGCTGGCAGTGTTGAAACAGAAGAATTCCTTAACCGATACTTTGCAAACGATACGGTGGTGCTATAAATGGCAAACGAAAAGAAACCTCAAGTCAAGCCTGAGGCTACACCTGCAGCATCATCTAACAAACCATTTGATTTGGCTGCTGCCATGAAAGCATACATGGCTAATAATACTGGCAGTGCTACTAAAGGTGCTGTAATTACATCGCAAGATGCCGATGCTGCTGTTCAAAATATATGGCAACAGTTGTTTGGCAAGAACGCAATGGGCGCAGATTACGCCAAAGCAGTTTCTCTTTATACAAACCAGTCACAAGATACTGGTGATGCTGGTCGTGCTCAGGCTGTTCAAGATTACGCTCAGAGCACACAAGAATACCAAGGGATGCAAGAAGATAAATACCTTGATGCTATCTATGCAACTATCCAGGCTAATGTTAGAAAGGCTCAAGTGTAATGGCGCAATCAACTAAGACTACAACACTTGAAAAACAACTAGATGTTTTAACTAAAAAGTTAAATGCTCATAAAGCCAAAAGACCTAAGTTGCCTATAACTATTCCAACAAATGTTAATACTGCAGATGAAGCATTTAATAAACTTATTACTAATAGCCCTGCTGGTAGTGCCCAACGCCAAAAATATATTGACCAGAAAAATGCTTACAATTTAGAAATTTCTCAATGGCAAGAAGAACAAAAGACCATTGAACAATCATGGTATACAACTCGTGATGCTTACCAAGCATCTATGAAACTTGACCCATTACTTAAGAAACAACAAGATAATAAAGACACTGGCAAAGCAGACCCAAATACCGATGCTGCTGTAGAAAAATTACAAGGAACTATTAATGCTACTCCTAAGGTAGATGACAAAGGTAATGTTGCAGTAGAACAAGGACCAGAACTTCGTTACGGTCCAAATGGTGAAAGTTTAAGACCTAACACACCTGCCTACGAACAAGGTTCTCCTTTAAAGCCAGATGCCAATAAGCCACAAATTAAACCAGAAGTTACTTCATCTGTAGGTGCAGATAAGAACAAAGGTAAAGTTGTAACTGTTGACCCAAAGATTGTTTACACCGATGCCCTTCGTGAAACTTTCAAGTCATTACCTAAAGAATATAAATCTGAGATTGATAACCTTCTTAGCCAAGCCACTAAAGGCAAATGGAAAGAATCTGCTTTTATGGCAGAACTTCAAAAGACTCAGTGGTGGCAAACATCTTTACCAAGCCTTCAAGCATACTTTATTGAGTCACATGACCCTCGCAATAAAGGAACATTTGCTGAAACAATCCGCAACAATACTGATGCGGTATCAAGACAACTAGAATCATTAGGTATTAATACAACACAAGTTGACCCAGTTACTGGTA